ATTTAACTATATGGATGATGCAAGAAACTTCAGAAGCTCAAAGTCCCCCTAAAGAAGATCGAATACCTGTTATGAGCAAACCTCATCGGGTTAAGATCATAGAAGGACAGAGCCCTCCCAAGGAAGACAGGATCCCAGTTATGACTAAGCCAAAGAAAGTAGAAACTGTTGAAGGTCAAACTATAGATAGTAAAACGGTTAATATTCAGTTGGCTGATATGAGTATGCATATGCGAGATTTCGTGTGTACTTATAATGATACGTCCATGGTTGGTCACTGTCTTATTTTTGCTAGGCGACTGATAACGTTCAAGCATTTCTTTGACGCTAATGGAACAGATTTCAAAACATTGTCATTAGTTAATTCAGGTCAAGAGACTAATTTATTTCATCGTTCTCAGATTAGGATTGATACTTCTCCCGATAGAGATATGGTGTATATTGATTTGCCACCCCAGTTTCAGGAATTAAAACTGAATAAGACAAAGCTTCTCCCGAAAGCTAAGTATGATGAGTTGATGAATTCCTCTACCACGAAATTTTATAGATTGCATCGAGAGATTATAGGTGGAAAAGTATTTCTCAGGAATGAAGAAGCTTCTCAGATGTCACGGGGGGAGCGTGTTTTGCGATGTGAGTGGACAGGAAGACGTGGTGCGGGAAGAACGGTAGCGAATAGTTATTACAAAATGCACAACGGTTTTGGTGAAAAGGGATTTTGCGGATTGCCCTGGTATGCTCAAGATGCACACACTAATCAGCTTTATTTTATGGGATTTCACATTGCAAAAAATACGAATGATTCTATTATGACTCCCATTTATCAGGAAGATTTGCCGTTAGACAAGGTTGCGTACACAGCAGTTGGACAGAATGGTGATGTACAAGTAGTGTATCGTCAAGGCGCTTATTACCCTTCTTGTATCTCTGGTCTTGAGATTACAGGTAAAGAAGAATCACTCGATGGACGCATGATGGTCATGGGAACGACTCAGTTTCCTAAAATCATGATGTCTGAGACTGTGTATGTCAAATCACCATTTCAAGGAAATAAAGATGTACCGTCTATTTATCCAATTGATTCAGCACCAGCCTTGCTTCAAGTTACTAAAGTGGAGCGAGAAGATTTGAGCGTGGAGGTAGTATATCCCAAACGAAATGCTTTAAACAAGGTCGTGTCAGCTCCTGTCAGAGCCTGTCCTCTTGATTTTATACAGCTTGCAGAGAGTGAAGATCAGTGGATGGTTCTTGGTGATGGATTTTTCCCTAATGTTGCGCCAGCATACGAAGTACTAACCATTAAAGATGTTGTTATGGGTAAACCAGGGAAATATGATGGATTGGATACAGCCACGTCTATTGGACACATTATGCGAACCTATGGATTTAAAAAACGGAAAGAGTTGTGGGACAAAACCACGGGATGGATTCATCCTAAGTTAATTGAGGTTGTTAACTCATTTATAACCTATCTCAAGATGGGTTACTCAATTCGTCATATTGTTGAAGGATGTCTTAAAGATGAATTACGAGATCTTGAACGCGTCATGGCTGGAAAAACGAGATTCTTTTGTGTAGGTGATTTGGTACATTTGATTGTCATGGTCATGTATTTAGGAGTTCCTACTTCGTTTCTTAAAGCTTATCGTTCGCAACATGACGTCACTATAGGGATTAATCCACATGGAAATGAGTGGAAATTTCTGTATGAGAAATTGACCAAGAACGTGAGGCATATTGGAGGAGGAGATTTTTCTAATTTTGACACGTCTATCATGAGTGCTGTATCGTGGTGCTTAGGAAGATGCGTTTTGCATTGGTTAAATATAGAGTTAATGTCTCAACATGGGTTTATTATCATGGAATTAATTCATTCTTGCACTGGACCTATCATTATCATTGGAGGAACAGTTGTTCATTTGGATTACATGAATTCGTCGGGACAGTGGTGGACAGGAGTGTTGAACTCATTTGCTAATGTCGCTATGTCAAACCTATATATTTACCGGCTAAATCCTGATGCTAAACCAACATCATTGTTATTGCGTGCTGTGTATGGGGATGATAACGCATGGGCTTTGTTACATGACATTGGATTCAACATGAATTCATTTGGAAAATTTGTGTACGAAAACTTTGGAATGACGTACACGACATCAGACAAGCAGGAGGTCAATCAGG